CGGAGGTGAGGCGACCGCCGGCCGCGCCGGCATAGCTGCGCCGGGCGGTTGGTGCCACCGTGCGCGCGACCCACTGGCGGAAGCGTTCGAACATCAAAACCTCACGTAGACCTTGGCCGGATCGCCGAGCCCGCGCGCGATGGACGCCGCGCGGGTTTCCTTGTTCACTTCGCCCTGCCAGAAGCTGACGAGCTTGAGAATGTCGCCGCCGTTGTCGAACTCCATGCTGCGGCCGGCGATGCTGTACGCCTTGACCCGTCCGCCGGTGGCGTTGAAGTTGGCGAGCGCAGCCTTGGCGTCGTCGAGCGCCCGCTCGGCCTGCGTGCGGCCGTCCAGCAGCGTGGCGGCTCCGACATCGGCCGCCACCACGCAGATGCCCTGCTCGACCGTGACCCGAAGGCCCGTCTTGCTGACGATCAGCGACCACGAGTAGGTGTCGGCCGTCCAGCCGGACGTGGCACCGGTCGATGCCTGGAAGCGCCAGATGCCGTTGGCGTAGGTGCCGTTGATCTCGATGACGGCGCCGCTGGCGCGCGGGATCAGCCGGTACTTGGCCGCCCAGCCGTCGTCGGCGGTGTAGGCGTTGCCGCCGCTGTCGACGATCTCGGTTTCAAAGTCGAGCGAGTCGCCGGCGATGAGGTTTGAGCGAAAGGCCGTCATGCGAGTTTGACCTTGACGTCATCGGCCACCAGCGTGATGCGCTGGCCGCTGGGCACGAGCGGCACAAAGCCGGCGATCGTTCCCCGCGAGGGCGACACGACGCTCACGGTGGCGCCGGGGTGGGCGCGGGCGGCGTCTTCCACGGCCCATTGCAGGAAAATGCCGGGCACGGCCGCAAAGAAGCCGTCCGGCAGGCGCGCGGTTGTCATTCGACGAGTTCCCCTTCCAGTTCAACGGCCGGCGCTCGCGCGCTCGGCGTGCCGACGCGCGGCGGGGCGGCACGGCCGCGGTAGCGGCGGCGCACACCCAGTTCGTAAACGGTCAGCTCGGCCTGGCTCGCCAGCGTGATGGCGCCGATGGGCTGCGCCAGATACGCGACGAAGCCGCTCAGCACCGTGCCGGTGGACAGCAGCGTGATCGGCTCGAGCGTGCTGCTCAGCGTGCCCAGCACCGGCAGGCTGCCGGCGCTGGTCAGCGTGATCGGGCCGATGCTCTTGTTCAGCGACGCGATGTACGCGCCGCCGGAGACATCGCCCGCACTGCCGAGCGTGATGGTGCCGATGCTGCGGGCGAGATCGCCCGCCACCTGCACGTTGACGGCGCTCGTCAGCGTGATGTCGCCAATGCTCTGGCTCAGCGTGGCGACGAAACTGTCGCTCGCGCTGCCGGCGCTGCTGACGGTGATGGTGCCGATGCCGGCATTGACCGTTGCCGCGACCTCCACCGCGCCGGCGCTGGCCAGCGTGATGGTGCCGATGGTCTTGCTGACCGTGCCGGCCACATCCACCGCGCCGGCGGCCGTCAGCGTGACGGTGCCGATGCTGCGGTTCAGCACCCCGTCGATGCCGCCGGTGTCGGCGCGGTTGACGGTATCCGACTGGACCCAGTCCGTATTGCGCGCGTGCGGCCAGTAGACCGGCTGCGCGGGCGGCCCGTCGTCGAAGTCGAACGCGGGCAGTTCGTCCGGCACGACGAAGGCGGCGGCCGTCAGCGTGATGCTGCCGATGCTCTGCGTCAGCAGCCCGACGATGACGCCGCTGTCGTTGAGCACGAGGCCCAGGTGCGGCAGCGGCGCGGGGTCGCCCCCGCTCGCCACACCGCCATCCTGCACGGCCGAGGCCGACAGCGTAATGGCCGGCAGGCTGTAGGTAAGCGCGCCCACCACCACCGGCCCGCCCACCGTGGCGAGCGTGATGTTGCCGATGCTCTTGGCGAGCGTGCCGGCCACGTCCACCGTGCCGGCGGCGTCGAGCGTGATGTCGCCAATCGGCGCGTTGAGCGCGGCGATATCGCCGACGCCGGCCACGCACGTGACCGTGATCTCGCCGATGCTCTTGCTGAGCGCGCCGGCCACATCTACTGTGCCGGCGCTGGTCGCCGTGATGTTGCCGATGCTCTTGCCGAGCGAACCGACGACTTCGACCCCGCCCGCGGCTCCGAGCGTGATGGTGCCGATGCTCTTGTTGAGCGTGCCGTCGACGCCGGCCGGCGGGCCGAACAACGTCGAGAAATGCGGCAGCGGCGCCGGCCACTCGGCCGAGCCGACGGCGCCGTCGCTGTCGAAGAACTCGACGTCGACGAGCGCAGCCGTGCCGGCGTCCCAGAACTCGGGGTCGGCGCCTTCGAGGTCAGCCGGCGGAAGCTTGCGCCACAGCAGCGCCATGGCGCGTTACCCCGTTACAAGCGTGAATTGCCCCAGCCAGTTCCCGGTCGAGGTCGTGCCGCACAGGTTGATGCCGAACAGGCACGCTTCGTTTTCGATCCGCGGCAGGCCCAGCTTGGCCCAGTCCGCAACCGTGAAGTTGTTGATCAGCGGCGTATTGATCGACGTGAGCTTGCGCGTGGCGGTGATGCCCCAGCTGCCGGCCGTGCCGGTGGTGGTGCCGATGCTCACCGTCTGGATGCTCTGGATCTTCTCGCCGTTGGCGCCGATGATCGGGAACATGCGCGAGTCCTGGTTCGCGGGTGACGCGCCGCCCAGGGTAAAGGTGGTGGTCTGCCCGCTGGTGCCGCCGGCGTTGGTGTAGGTCACGGTGCAGGTCTGCCCCGTGGTGCCGATGTCGGTGTAGATCTCGGCCCACCACAGGACGTCCACGTACCCGGTGGCGCCGCGGCGCGCGGCCAGGTTGTTGCTGGTGCCGGTGACGTCGACGCTGACCGTCTGGTTGCCGGTGGTGACGCCCGACAGCCCGCCCATGTGCGCGAGGCGGTCGTGCAGCTCGAAGTTCATCGAGCTGTTGGTCGCGTTCAGCAGCGCGACGTGGGCCAGGTAAACGGCCTCGCCCCCCGTGGCGGCGGTGAAGTCGATCAGCGCGCCGGTGGTGGCGTCGCTGCAGATGGCGGCGCCCGCCGGAATGGAGCCCTGCGCCGGCGTGCCGGTGGCGCGCCACAGCGACGAGTAGCCACTCGTGGCCTGCGTGCTGATGCTGGCCTTGTTGATGACGGCCACCTGCCGGGTGCTGGCGGCCAGCGCGGCAACGAGCCCGTCGAGCGTGGTGATAGCCATGCTCAGACCTCGATGTAGGTGATGCTGCCGCCGACGGCGATGGCGGCGGAAAGGTTCAGGTTGAGCAGCGTGTTGCTGGCCGTCTCGAACCAGCCGGCGGGGTTGTAGGGCAGCACATAGCCGGTGTTGACGACCAGGTACGCGAGGCCCGTCACGTCGGTGCCGCCGGCGCCGCTTTGCCACTTGGCGTTGACGCTGCCGTTGGCGGTGAGCTGCGCCGCCAGTACGCGGATCTTCTTCGACGTGACGGCGGCGACGATGGTGTTGTTGCCCGAGGCCGAGGCCGCAATGGTGGCGAACTTGGGCGTGACGTTCACGCCCGCGACCGTCATGCTCGAGGACTCCACCGACGCGCCCACCGGCACGCGCGCGGTGTCTGACGCAAAGCCGCCGTCGACGCCGTCGCCGCCGGTGTAGAGCTTGACCGCCGGCACATGAACCGCCGGCGCGCCACCCAGGTCATCCGACCGGAAGCGCGAGCCGCCCGAACCGGCATTGGTGTCGAAGTTGTCAGCCATAAATCAGGCTCCAAAAGAAAAGGGGCGCCGCAGCGCCCCTCGGGGTGTTAGCAAATCTGTTAACCGACGCCGAGCATCATGCGGCGGGGAACGAACGAAGTGCCGAACGGTTTCATCGAAACGCCCGCTGTAGCCCACCAGGCACCGCCGGCCGAAATGTCGAATGAGGGGTCGTACTGCCCGGCCGTGGTGGCGGTGCGATAAACCACGCCGATGGGCCAGTTGACTCCACCCACCGACGTATAAGACGCGTCCGCGTCGAGCGTCCAACCGGACGTCGCCGAAATGACGGCCCCACCCGTGACGCCGGACGAGTTATCTATGCAGCAGACGCCGACGATGACGGCGCCGGCGAGGCAGTCCGCGAGATCAGCGACCGCAGGAGTGCTGATGCCGGTCGCCTGGTCGAGTCCGGTGCCCGTCACGTCGATCAAATCGGCGGTCTTTACGTCAGTCGCGGCCCATTCCTGAATGCCGACGGCGGTGCGGTTGTTGGCCGCGTTGGTGTCAAGTGTTACCTGGAAACTTGTGCCGCCGGTCGTCACCACCGTCGTCCAGATCGCCGCGCCTGTGGGCAGGGTCGAACCGTCGCCGTAGGTGCTGGCGCGGCGGGTGTAGGTGTTGCCCTTGTTGTCGGTGACGGTTTCGGCCGAGCCGTTGATGTTGGCATCAGCCGAGCAAAAAACTACGACCACGTTTCCAACCGTGACCGATGATCCAAATGTTGCGGTGACTACTTCACCACCGCGCGTGGTGGCCTTTGCTGATTGAACGGGCGTCGCCATCAGGTGATCTCACTCGGCCGGAATGCGGCCATCCCGCCATAGGAATCGTTCGATGTGGACAACAAAAAGCACGTCTTCAACTTGCGCGAATATTGCAGCCGGTTGTACCAGTAAAGAGCATCGCCACGCCCGGAAAGCGTGTTACTTGCTGATAGCGTGACCCACGTCCAGACGCCCCCCGCCACGCGCGGATTAGCCGGCGCCGTCAGCGCCTTGATCTGATGGTTTGCCGGGTTGTAATGCAAGATTGCGCCATTAGGCGGAAAGTCAGGGCACCAAACACCGCCGCTACTGCCAACGCTTCCGGCGCCATCCGGAATGCCGGAGCTTGGTTGCGTGCCACTAATGGTGTGACTGATCGCAGCCGCCCCCGCAGTCAGAGGAGCCAGATACACGCGCAGCGAAAAGTCTTTGCAGAAAATGATTACGATGTCATGGGTGTCGTCGTATATGAGCGGCATGCCGGCGACGTTGTTGTCAACATAACCAGACGGCGTGACGTTCGACACCGATGTCGTCGCCGAGTTGAATTTTTCAATCAGCCAGCTCGAGGCTTGGTGTGCGACATAAATGTCGCCCCGAAAGGTGTCTACGCATGCCGACCAAGCCCGACCGCCGAGGTTGTCTATCCCGAACCGCGACCAGCCGCCGCCGGCAACGCTTGCTGCCGCCGGGCCAACCGTCAATGCGGTTGCGCAGTTAAGTTTGTGCCCTAAAGCCTGGCCTGCGCCGTTGCCGTCGGTGTGTATCGCCATCAGCCGCGGAATCAACAGCGACCCGCTGGCGCCGCCGCCGTGTTCGGGCGGAAGGATGCAAGGAAGGCAGCGCGAGTGGTTCGACGCAGGAACGCCGGTCGCCAGTTCGCCGTAATTGTTCAACAGCGACGACGTATACGGCAGCTGGATGTTCAAAGTCCAGTCAGCGTTGTCGATCTCCCCTGGATAGGTCGGGTTCGTCAGCAAAGACCATTGCCGCGTGTCAGCACGCCACATCGGCACGCAGTTGTCGGCCATGCCCCAGTTGGTCGCGTGCCCTCCACCCATCAGCAGAAAGGCGCCGTATGTGCCGATGTGCTCGTTCCACACGGCGCCCGTGAAGTCGTCGAACAGGCCGTTGGGTCCGTTCCAATTTCGGCTGGACGTGAAGAGCGATCCGAAGCTTCCCTTGATGCTTTCGGCGCTATTCAGTGAAGCCGGCCTTGCCCCGCCTAGAACCGTCGACCACGAGCCCGGATCAGGCAGCCACGCCGGCAGGGCGTTGCTGTTGACGGTGATCGTCGTGCCCGTGCTGGTCGCCCTCCGCGGGCCTGAATAGTTGGCCATTACTTGTTCCGCGGGAACCGATTGAGCTGCGGGTAACTGTTTCCGAAGCCGGCGAGCCAGGTGTTGAAGTTTGTGATTCCACCGTCGCCGCTAACTCCGTACACCCGCGACCACGCGGCCTCGGCCCCGGCGATGCCGCGCTCGACGGCGCAGCACAGCACGAACCAGGTGTGCTCGGGGTAGTAGACGCCCGTTCCGGCCACCGTCTGATTGACCACGCTGGTGGCATCGCTGCCGGTAAAGCCCGCCTGCCAGTTGTAGGCATCCTCGCCGAAGTTGATCCACGGCCCCGGCGCATTGGGTGCGGTGCCGGTGACGTTGTAAAAGTGCTCGGACACCAGGTTGCCGGTCTGCGGCACGATGGTGTTTCCGGACTGCACGCCCACCGTCGGCTTGTACCAGACGGCACGCCACTCATACGATGCGGCGTCATTGATGAGCCGCAGCGGGAAGTACATCACCTCGTCAGCAGCGGCCTCCATGTTGGTCTGGTCCGCGCCGCGCAGCACCTTGCCGTTGGCGATGGAGTGCCACGACATTGCGATGAGCCAGTGCATGTAGGAACTGGTCTGGTATCTCTCGCGCGTGGGGTTCTGATCGTTGAGAGAATTGAGGCCGTACTCCCAGATGTGCTTGTAACTGTTCCACGCCTGATTCATCATCGAGCGGGAATACGCAATGTTGTTGACCAGCGCGGTGCGATAGTCCGTCTTTCGTGTCGCGTCTGAATCCGGCGTCAGGAAAATCGTGGTGGCGTAGTTCCTCGGCCGCCAGCCGCGCGAGCGCGCCTGGTCGAAACTGTGGGAGCCGTCGGTGCTGCTGTAGTTCGTGTGGTGCCAGATGAACTCTTTTTGCGCACACTCGATAAAGCACGGCGACGGCCGGCACAGAAACGCGACGAGGCCCACGTTCGGAACGTGCGATCCATCGCGCGTTGACCCGCCCCAGCGCGGCTCATTGGTCGGACCCGACGGCCAGGTGCCGGCCGTTGTATTTTTTCCAACACACTGCGCCCGCGTTGGCACGGTGCCATCCGTATGGCGCCAGTGAAAATCTGCCGAGTGCAGCGCCTTGCCGGTTTCGAGCACGGCGCGGCGCGCATACTTGTCGCCGGTGATGAGGTAATCCGCCTGCGTGGCCGATACGAGGCCAATCTCAGGATCTTCACCGCCCTGCGACATGTTAGGCATACGCAGCCGGCAGAAGGCAAACGGCACATAGGTGTCGTAAGCCTGGGCGTACTTCGTCTGCAGGTTTTCAGAACTGGCAACGGCCCGCTCGAAAAACCATGGGTGCGCCATCATCGACGTCGCGTCATGCGTGACGTCGATGCCTGGATCGCCGCCGACCCACGTCGAGCAATACCACGCGCGCAGCGGCTCGTGCCCGCCGGCCCACGTGCCGGCGATGCGCGAGTTGGGCGTCGCGCTGCTGGCCGCCGGCGTGCTAACGGTTGCGATGGTCGATCCGTTGACGCTGACCGTCGCGCCGGTGTAGTTGTGCGACGTGACCGGCGCAGTCACGGTGGCCGCGCTGGCGTTCAGCTGGCCGTTTTCAATGACGACCTCGACAAAGGCGCGATTGCTCACGCCCGCCGCGAAGGCGTGGATGTCAATGACCGCTTCCATCACGCCGAGGTTGCAGCTCAGCCGATACCGCGCGCAGATGACGCGCTCGTTGGCCCACCAGATGCGGTCGGGCGAGCCGAAGGCACTGAGCGTCTGCACGCCGGCGCCGAAGTTCACCGCCACGCTCGTGACCAGCGCGCTGATGCGCGCGGTGGTCAGTGCCGTGCCCTGCGGCAGACCCGGCCGCAGCCGGATGGTTTTCTGCACGCCGTTGGTGACGGCGGTTTCGCCGGCCAGCACGGCGACCTGGGCGCTGCCGTCGGGCCACGTGCTGAGCACGCTGGCGCGCAGGTTGGCGTCGTCGGCGCTGACGATGCTCATGCCGGCGGGCACGGCGCCCTCGGCCGGGTAGGCCGTGGCCATATACGGCAGCGTGCCGGTGGCCGTGGGGTGCAGTGTCAGCGTGTGCAGCGCGCCGGGCTCGTTGTAACCGAATACAACACCGCTGGTCGTGCCGGCGGTAGCACTGCCGACGAAGAGCACGCCGGCGTCCGACAGCGACATGCCGGAGGGCAACGGCTGGCCGCTCACATCAACGTCGTACACGCCGCCGGTGGCGTAGCCGGCCGGGCCGGACGGCTGGATGTCAGCGGTGTCGGCGCTGCCTTGCAGGAACGTGCGCGCCCCGACCACCCACGACGGCGCGGCGGCAGGTTCGACCGCGGCGCGGCCGTAGACGCCGCGGCGGGCGCCGTAGCGCGACGCGCGGCCGGCAAGGCGGGGCATGCTTAGCCGATCTCGTCGACGGTGATTTCGTTGATGGTGACGTTGCTCGTGCCGCTCGCGCTGCGGATGCTGACCTGCCCGCTGGCCGGCACGGTGAATTCGAGGCCGGGCGCGGGGTTGAAGCGGTCTTTGCCGCCGTTGGCGTTGACCGTCAGCCGGTGGATGACGTTGCCCAGCGTGGGCTGCACGGCCCAGGTGGTGTAGGCCGCGAACGTCGACGCGCCGGAGCCCTCGAGCGCCACGGGCGTGATGGCGCCGCCCGGCGTGGTGCCGCTGGTGCTGCGGGCGATGACGATCTCGTTGGCGGCGCTGGCCGTGCCCATGCCGGAGGCTTCGACGTAGATGATGCGCAGCGCCTTGCTGCCAGCGACGATGGTGACCGTGTCGTTGCTGGTGTTCAGCGCGCTGGACGCGCGCGTGACGGAAAAGAGCGCCATTACGCCCCCGGAGCGTTGAGCGTGAACGAGGTGATCGTCACGGTCTGCGTGGCGGCAATGCTGGTGTTGTTGAGCTCCATGTCGCCGCCGCCGCCGGTGCCGGTGACGGTGCCCTGGATGACGCAGGTGGTGCCGTCGTTCTTGTAGACGCGGAAGTGCGCTGCGGTGCCGGTGGCATCGGCCGAGGCGTCTTGCCACGTGCCGGACAGGCCCTTCGATCCGCTCGAGGCGGCGGCCATCCAGTCGGATGGCAGGTTGGCGGTGACGAGCACGGTGCCGCTGTCAGCGGTGGCACACGTGGCCGGCTGCGCGCCGGTGCGGATCTTGAGCACGGCCGATGCGCCGATGTCGGTTTCGATGGCGTCGAGCAGCGCGTTGCGCGTGGTGGTTGCGAATTGCAAGGCCATGGGTTAGCCCTTCCATTGATGAACAAAACCGCGCCGCGGCGGCGAAAAAAAACGCCGCGGCGCGGCGTTCGTTGCGGGTTCGACCTCGGCGCCCTGCGGCGGCGGGTCGGCACCTTCTTCGCTTTTTGGCGAAGAGGCAAACAGGTCCGGCAGGATGCGAGCCCGCAAGCGCGCCCAGTCGGGTTCGCGCCAGCGGTGCATGCCGAGCCAGTGCGCTGCAGCCAGCGCGTAGACAAAGCAGTCGAGCGCCTCATTGCGGCGCCCCTGGGGCTTGACCCACTCGAGCCGCGGGCGGCCCTTGACGTAGCGGGTGACGAGCCGCTCGGCGGTGAGCTGCTCGTACTCTTCGCGCGGCGCCCATTTGGGCAGGTGCACGTACCCGGCGCCGGGCTCGGCCACGCGCAGGCGGCCGTAGATGACGGCCTTGGCGGTGTCTGCGCCCACGGGCCACAGTTGCACGCTTTTGCGCAGCTTCTGGCCCTTGTAATTGGTGTCGAGCATGGTTGGCTTGCCTAGCACGGCCTTGCCGGACTGCGACATGCCCTTGATTGCGATGACACCGCGCCACGCGCGCGTGCGCGCGAAGCTGTAGACCTCCTGCGTGTGATGGCCGCCGGAGTCGACTGCCATGGCGCTGATCTTGAGCATGCCACCGGCGCCGTGCTTGAACTCGACGCCGAGCAGCTCGTCGAGCGCCTGCCACACGGCGGCCTCGCTGGGCGAGCCGTAAAGGATCTCGCGCTCGACCAGCCACGACTCTTCGCCGGCGCCCCAGGCCCACACGCGGACCTCGATGCGGTCGCCCTGCACGTCGGCGCCGGCAGTAAGCACTACCGCGCGCTCGTGCACTTCGCGCCGGGTCAGGTCTTCGGCGCGCTTGGCGAGGTCATGCTCGCTGACCTTGTCGCCCTGCTCTTCCCAGGTTTCGGCGAGGACGGTGTTGGTCCACACCTTGAGCTTGGAAATGTCGCCGACTTTCGCGGCCTCGTTGGCCTCGTAGAACTCGGCAACCGCCTGTTCCCACGAGTACCAGCCGAGCGGCGAGTACAGCGCGGACAGGTGAAAACTGGCGATCTTCTCGAGCGGCCGTTCGGCCACCCACTGCCCGTGCGACAGCATGTAGGGCTTTTGATGCTCGCCGATCTCGGCACCGCAGTGCTCGCACACGTAGCGCACGGTGCCGGGGATGGGCGCGCCGACGTCGTCGCGCGTCCACTTGATGCCCGACCACTTGAGCGTCTGCGCGACGAAGCAGTGCGGGCACGGCAAAAAGTACCGGCGGCGGTCGCCGGCGTCGAACGCCTGCTCGATCCGGCTGAACCCGCGCGTGGTCGGCGTCGAGGTTTTCAGGATCTTGCGCCGCGTGAACGTGGCCGTGCGCCGCTCGGCCAGGCCGACCGGGTCGCCTTCGCCGTCGACGTCCAGCGGGTAGGCGTCGATTTCGTCGAGGAACAGATACCGCACCGGCATGGAACGCAGCCCGGCGGCGCTGTTGGCGCCGGCGATGATGAGCGTGCCTGCCGGAAAGTCTTTCGCCAGCGTGGTGTTGGCGTCGTCGCGGCTTTTGTTCTCGCGCACCTTCGCGCGCAGCCGCGGCGTTTCTTCGATCATCGGCGTGATGCGCTGCCGACTGTACCGCTTGGCGGTGTCCGTCGTCGGCTGAACGCACATGGTCGGGCCAGGCGCGATGTCGACGATGTAGCCGATCCAGTTGTTGCCGGACTCGGACTTCCCCACCTGGGCGCCGAACATCAGCACCACCTGCTCGACCGGCGACCGCTCGGACAGCAGATCCATCGCTTCGCGCAGGTACGGGGTGCGCTCGGAGCGGTACGGGCCGGGCTCGGCCGCGGCCTTGCTCGAAAGCATCCGGTAGGCGTCGGCCCACTGGCTGACGGTCAGGTCAGGCGGTGGTGCAAAACCCTCTCGGATGGCCTCGCGCGCTTCATTCCATGCGTTCAGCATCGTCGCCCTGGTTGGCCAGCGCGCTCAACGCCTCGAGAACCTGCCGGATCTCGCGCGACAGCTCGGCATGCACTTTGGCCGGGTCATCTTCGGCCGCCACGACCGGCGCCATACGGTCAGGAATGGGCACCAAAGCGTCGCGGATCGACCGGCAAATCCGGAAAATCACGCGCTTATGGTCCGCAGCCAGGATGATTTCGCCGCGCTTCTCGGCAAGTTCCAGCTCGGCCAGCTGCGCCTCGGCGTGTTCCCGCTTGGCCTTGGCCCGCAGCAGGTCGGCCGCGCTTCCCGTGAACTCCATCTGCGGCGGCGCATCCAGCACCGCCACGCCATGCTGTGCGGCTTGCGCCTCGGCATACGGCCGCGCCTGCTGCATGGACCGGATCTGCTGTTCCGGGTCGGTGTGCAGCCGGTACTGGATCGCCGCGGCGTCCAGGTCGAAGTGACCATCGGCCATGCGGGAGATCCGCCCCGATTTTTCCGCTTTGCTCACCGCCTGGCGGGTAATCCCCAGCTCGCGCGCGAGATCGGCGCCGTTTCCGAATCTCGGCATTGTCAACTAGCCCCTGCTATGTAAACCCCTTTGTCAACCCCTTGCGGATTTCGTGACTAGCGGAATTTCGCGCTCGTTTCGGACCCGCATGGGAGGCGGGAGGAAGGACCCGCGAAGTTCATTGACTAGCGTCCGACCAGCCGACGCAGTTGCCTATCGAACTCGGGCGGGAATCTTTTGTTGATGTTGTCGCGCAGCTTGAGGTTGATGGCCTTGCTGTTGAACATCTGCCCCACGTCGATAGTGGTGACCGACTTTATATCCTTGCGCGCCGTGCCCGTGCGCCGGGCCACGAACGTGCCGCCCGTCTTGCGGTTTGTGATGATGAACCACTTGGGGTTGATGACCTGCTTGTCCCTCGTGATTTTGACCCGCACGCCGCCGCGCTTGGGCACGGGCTTGGCGTTGAAGGTGATGAGGTTGGTGGATCTGCGGCCGAACTTGGACTCGACCCGGATCTCTGCCGATAAGTTGCCCTCGGCGTATGCCTTGCGCACCTTGATGCGCTCGCGCACCTTCTTTGCTGCCAGGTTGTAGGTGCCCTGAGGCAGCGCAATCATGCGCACTGCTTCGGTCTTGGTCTGGTCAGCCAGCCTGTTGATAGTCTGCGCTGCTGCCTGCCTGGCCTGCCTGTTCAGCAGCAGCAGGGTGCGCTGGGCTGGGGTGATGTCGACCTGAACCTGGAAACCGAAAGCCATGGCACCCCCAAAAAGCCACGGGCCGGGGCTTGTGGCCGCGGCCCGTGTAACAGCGGGAGGAGACGCTTGAACGAAGCGGGGTGCCGGACGTTTCGCACAAGCATACGCATTTTGCAGGGCGGAGGGCTAAGTCGTAAAACTCTTTTTACTGCAAGCGGACTAGCAAACGCGCTCAAGTATTACGAGCCCTTTCTTTGTTGCTCCGCATCGACGCCACCCAGCTGAGAGAAAGCAATATCCAGGGTTTGCTGACCGTACCGCTTGCGCGTTGACGTAGGTGTAATGCCTGCGACAAGCCCAGACTGCATCAGCAATTGCATCCGCTTGTCGAATGAGGTCGCTGCTTTTGTGGCTCGACTCATTTCGGAAAACGGCGCAGTTGATGCCGTGCTGGCCGCTGTCGTCTTTGAATTTTCTCCAAACGAACATGGCGTCGCCGGCCAAGGTTCGCAACACGACCTTTTCACCAGGTCCGCAGAAAAGCACGCGCACCCGACCGTCACGATATTGATACGCGGAATAGTGCCGCTCATAGAGTGCGAGGCAGTCCGTGTCGCCGTCTTTTGTCAGCCACCACAATGGGAGCATCGGCGCGCTTTACTGCAAGCGCACTACCATCGCAGGCGGCAGGATGGCGTGGCCATTGGTGCCGATGTAACGCGGCTTGTCGTGTTGTTCGCGCAGCCAACAGTCGATGCGCAAATGCAGGTGGTCGATGTAAGTCTTGATGGTGGCGTAGCTAACGCACATGCGCTTGGCGTTGATCTTGAGGCTGTACTTGCGGCCCTTCCAGTAGACCTCGACAGCGGTGGCGTGCAATGCCTGAAACGACGGCAGCAGCGCACGGATGGCGCGGTCGATTTCGTCCGAGGCGTCATCTTCTGCGGTGAAGTCGACCATCGTGCCGGTGCAGTCGACTTTCTCGCGCCCGTCGTAGATCGAAGACACCACACGCCTGCGCCCGCCCCCGTCTTGCTGGCGGATTCTGCTTTCGCCCCATTCCAGCAGGCGGTGTTCGATGTATTCAATGCGAGCCATGCGGTCCTTTAATAAGGTGGAGTGCTATTCAAGGCTGTATTAACAACACTTCCCAAGGGTTGCGGATGCACCCCGCCCTAGCCTCGCGGAGTACGGGGTGCCTTCAGTCGATCTTCCCAATGGGAGCATCAACACCCGGCAGCCTTGCCGTGCGCGGGTGCTGCCTTCGCCGCCCGCTTGCGCCCTGTTAAGCACGTTGCCGACCTGGTAGGGCTGTGACCCGAGTGCGCCAGTCGCTTGCACACCCCCGCGCTCGAGTCTTAGGCGTGCGCTACGTCATCTTTGCGCTCGTGTTCGTTGGCATAGGCCCGCGCTGATGCGGAGGTTGTGAAGTTGCGGTGGATGAGCTTGCCGTCGAGCCACAGCAGGTAGCCGGGCTCGCCGTGCACGAGCAGCTTGGCGATGTGGTGGCGCCCATTGGAGATGGCGTAGGGGCCGGCGTGTTGCCACGACATCTAACCCCACTGCTCCGCCATGGCTCGTCCAATTCCTTCATACGTCCTGCTTCGTTCTTTTGACCTGTTTGGTCCTGGCGGCATCCGGTGAATGCGAGCCTCGCGGCCTTCGACGATATTCGTCGGCACCAGCGGCGGCAGGCCTTTTAGCCAGAGACAGGTCGCCTTGGTTTCGGGGTGCCCGTACTGCCACGGCTGAATCACTTGCGTGTGCGCAGGCAGATGGGCGTGCACGATGGGCCTGGGGTTTTCTACGGCGATGCGCTCAATAGGCGACTCCCACAGTTCCATGAAGAACTTAGCGGCTTCCTTCGCAGCCTGCCTGCCAGGTTCACCCTTGAGTGGATGCACCGCGCTGTCGGGCTTGTTCACCCAATGCCATCCGGCGCGGCTCAGATACGTGCACGGCGGGTGGGCGATCATAAGATCCCACCCCATTCCGATAACAGACCTAACATCGCGCTTGTAATGGTGTGGTGATCCATCCTCTGCTGAAAGTAGATCGCACGATACTGCGTCATGTCCACGCGCTCTGAAAGCTTCGCGCACCACACCACTGAACTCGCAGGCAACCAAAACCCTCATATCGCCCACGGGCTCGGCTCGCGCCATACCTGGTTGCGGATGATCTGGCTGACCAGCGCCCGGCTCACGTTGTAGCGCGTGGCGATGGTCTGCAGCGTTTCGGATGTTTCGTTGCGCGTGCGGCGGATCTCGCGGGCGTGGTCGAGCGTGAGCTTGGCGTTGCGGCGGCGGGAGGTCTGCATCCGGGCCACCACATCGGCCGACTTGTGCTTGACCGAACGCCGCATGTACTGGCTGCGCGTTTCGATACGCATGTGGGCCGGGTTCAGGCAGGCGCGCTCGCCGCATGTGAGCGTGACAAAGCGGCGATGCCCTACCCCGCCATACAGCCGCGCAAAGATGGCCGTGCGGGCGCGCACGTTGCGCTTGCGGGCGCTATCGAACACGACCGGGTAACCCTGGTCATTGACCGCGCCACGCCAATGCCAGCAGGCCGTGTCTTCGTCCAGTCGGCAGCGGCGGCGGATGAGGTCGAGCAGCTCGGGCGACTCGAGGTTCATGCCTTCCGCCTCAACAGCAGCCCCAGCGACGCCGCGTGGCGCTCGCAGTAGTGATGCCCCTGCGGCGACTCGTGGTGCGCGCGGTCGGTGCAGCGGCCGGCGGCGGGGTCGCGCGTGCCGTTCTTGTTCCACTCGCACTGGCCGTAGTCCACCATGGGCGCGGCGTCGCCTTCGATCTCGTCTTCCCAGCGGCGGCCGTTCAGGAAGCTGGCCGGGTGCAGCACGAACTGCTTGCTGCTGCGCGTGAGGCGCCAGTAATCAATGAACAGCGGCAGCCGGCGCAGCACTTCGGCGCGGTCCTGCGCGTTGAGCTTGGCC